TGGCACTTGGTAGCCACCTATAAACAGGGCAGCACGATTTATTGGAAATGGGAAAGATAATGGCTGAGTGTGCGCGGTGCGGTTGCGCGATGAAAGATGATACGGCGCAACAAAGGGCTAAACGCGGTCGCGATCTTTGGGGATGCCAGGAATGCCAGGCTGCTAAGAAAACTAAGCTCACAACCGATTACGGTATTTGCGAGCCACATCAGGGCGAGTTGGATGATGACTACCGGCCACTAACTAGGCTCGGTGAGTTGTACCGGCCCGGCGTTAGGCTATGTGGATACTCGGACTGCATCAACCTGGATCACATCGAGAGCGCAATAACGGATGCCGTTACTAAAGAATGCTCACGATGCGGCCAGCCGAAACCGTTAGAGGCTTTTGGTATCGACCGAAAGAAACGCGATGGCCTCAACTGCGAGTGCAGAATTTGCCGAGTCGGTAGAGGCTAGGCCAAAGAAAGAAAAGAAATGGATGCTAAACAATTACTCGAGGCTCTAAACGCTTATTACATTGAGCTGATTCAGTTGGGTGCTGATCGTGAGGCTGTTGCTATAAAAGAGTTTGCTGAGCGAGTAACCAAGTAGATGCCACTGTATGAGTATCGGTGTGGCAATGGTCACACTATGCAAACCATTCGCTCGATTCATGATGATGAGCCGGCAGAGGTTATCTGTGCTGAGTGCCTATCCCCTATGCACCAGGTGTTAGGCGGTGTCGCAATAACTTTCAAAGGTAAAGGTTTCTATACCACCGATAAGGGCAAGCCCTAATGGGTAGATTCCCTAAGCCCTGCCGAGTCTGCGGCAACCTTTCACTCGGCAATCTTTGTGCAACACACCAGGCCGAATCAGACAAACTTCACAACATCAGGCGCGAACAGGTCAAGAAAGCAACCGGACAATACTCGGGTGACTATCGCAAACGCGCCGCGCAAGTAAGAGCAACCGCCATCATCTGCCACATCTGCGGTGACGGCTACAGACACAATGACCCTTTTGAGGCCGATCACATCGAGCCAGGCAGCCCAACCAGCGAATTGCGAGCTGCGCACCGGTCATGCAACGGCCAACGCGGCAACAAACCAATCAAATAACCCGCCACACCCGCCCGGCAAATTCTGCACTCACAATTCAGGCCATCGCGTTTCTTACGATCTATGCCATAAGCCTCAAGCGGTTTGATTTCGGCGCAGCGTGAACATTGTTTAGTAACGCCAGCCGTTATCAAGCCCTCGATGTGATCCAGGTTGATGCAGTCCGAGTATCCACAGAGTCTAACGCCAGGCCGATACAAAACACCGCGCTCAGTCACAGGCCGGCACTCATCATCCAGCTCACCCTGATAGGGCTGGCAGATGCCGTAAGCGGTTTGCAGTTTAGTTTTCTTACCAGCCTGGCACTCTTGGCAACCCCACAGGTCGCGGCCTCGCTTAGCGCGTTGCTGAGCCGTATCGTCTTTCATTGCGCAACCGCACCGCAAACACTCAGCCATCGACACTCACTTTCACAAATCTAATCTTTGTATTCTTTACGCTGGCCGAATCCAAGTCAAGTACTGATGTTGTCTGCCCACGCTTGAACCCTGCATGGATCACCTGGCCGTTGCCGATGTAGATGCTGGCATGAAAGAAAGTGTTGCTGCCTGGATAGCCGAACAGCACCAAGTCGCCAATGCTAGGCGATGGCACTTTGATACCGAGCCGCGCCTGTTTGTTTGCTGAGTGTGGAATGTCTATCCCGATCTGTGCATAAGCCCACCGCGTAAGCCCTGAGCAATCCCAGCCTCGAGGTGTCGAACCGCTAAACACATACCAAGTTTTGCCAATGCGTTTCTTCAGCTGCTTGACTACCTGAGCCATGCGATGCTCGGCAGCATCCTGCATAACGATAGACATGAAATCAGGGTTTGTTTTTACGATGGCCTTTGGCGCTGGTATTTGCGCAGCCGATGCCGATGATGAACATCCGGCAAGAACAGCCCCCATAGTTGCGAGAGCGATTAGTTGTTTCTTCATTTGGCAGCCTACCTTTCCTTGCGTTAGTACTTGGCTGTTTATTGTCGAACGATATTAAGTTTTAGTGGATCATCAGGGAATCGAACCCTGCTCTGATAGTTGCGCCTGAGCGCCTTAGCCATCATCGAAACCATGTATGACCCTTAGAGCTTGATCACTGATCCTTGATAGTGAATGCCCTTAGTCAATTCTAGGCAAGTGATGCCCGGTGCAGAATCCTCGCCCGAGATGCGCCTAAACCAGCCCGAGCCATTGTCGCTGGTAGATGCTTGCACCCAAAAGCGCGAACCGCCATTGTGACTTGCGCCAGCCTCGACAACGCGCAGATGGTGAAAGTGCGCAGTCAGTAGCAGCGATGCCGATGCAATAGTTTGATTGCCGAAAGTGTTTTGCCGCCACCAAGTCAAAGCGTTTTCGGGCCGCGAGTACTGATGCCCATGCGCGATACCCACCAGGTGAAAGCCGTCATCGAAAGCATCAAACACCAGAGATTCTTCATCAGCGTTTGGAATCAAGAAACTAACCGGCAACCCAACCTCAACAGCCAGGCGGCGCACCTGTTGCAGAATCACAATGCCCCAATCATCAACACCAGGCTTACCAATCTGTTGGCGATTCACACGCCACTGGCAATGATTCGAGCCGATGCTTGCATAAGTCACCGGCGCATACTTAGTGGCCATCTTCAAGAAATCCCAGATAAGAGCTGCAGCCAAATCAACCTGTTGCATAACCGATAGATCGTTAGTCTGCAACTGAGTCATGTTGGCCGCGTTATCAATACCCTCGATAATGTCGCCCAAGTCCAGCGCATAAATGTGCGAGTACTTGCCGGCTTTCAGTTGCGCCTCGATGCGGTCATAAGATTCCAAGATTCGAGCAATCAGCTCTTGCTTACCGCCCCTGTGATCCGACTTGCCAACCTGAAAATCTGCCAGGCAAACCACAAACACTTTGTTTGACTCGGTTTGCTTAGTTGCCGGTTTCTTTGTTTTCTTTGCGCTGGCGTACAGCGTTGGCAGATCAGGCACAGACCCGATGCGCTTACGGAAATGAAACCGCCACGAAGATAACCATTGTGGCTCGAGCGGAAACGGCCTGGCCACTTGCCATCTGCTAGTGCGAGGCGTGCCAATTATTTCGTACTCATCAGGCGAAAAGCCCTGCTCTTTCAGAAACTCATCAAAGTTAGGCAACTGATCATCAGGGATGGCTGGCAATGTGGCAGTGCCATTAGTGCCATCAAATTCGAGGGCTGGCCGCCAATCCTTTGGCGCATCAATCTTTGGCGCTGGCTGCAGATCATCAAGCATTAGTTAATCTTCCCACATGAGCAAGCACCTTTTCGGTGATTACTAATCGCCGAATCAGACACGACAACGCCGCGCTGCTTTAGAGCGTTACTCAGAGTGCGAGCCGGCCACAAATCAAATGACTGAATCGCAACCTCAAAAATTTTCTTATCTTTGGCATCCAGCGTTTCCAGCACCGAGCGCACCCGGCAATTGAAAACCCTCTTAGGCGGTTGCAATCCATCAAGCATCTTTACCCTTTCAACGGCTCTAAGTCTGCCAGAGTCTTAGATAAAACCACAACAGTTGGCGATGGGAATTGCTGGCGTGCCTCACTGCGCAACACCAGCATTAGATCCTGGCGGATGGCCTCAAAGTCACTAGACCAAACCAAGTTATTGTCTTTTAGCAGCTCATAGGCGCGATTGACGGCCTCACGATCCGAGTTGTACCAGGTCATCATTCATCCCACGATTTCAGCCACATGACGATAGTTGTGAAAACAAAGCACATGAGCAGACCCAAATTCAGCACATCAATCATCGCGACCTGCTAACAAACCCAACACTGCACGCTCGATGACCGCATGGGCGTGACCGCCCTCAGAGTCATGACCAGGCGCGATGCTATCGAAATAGCCCTTGACCGCATCAAACAGCCTCTCACGCTCAATCTGTGCAGCTCGAGTCTTGTAGTCATCGAGTAGCGCCGGGGACATGGTGAGTTGGCGGTAATCCATGCCCTCATCGATGAGCCTAAAAATGTCTGCCCAATCGAGCCTTACATTCAGTGGCCAATCGCGCAGAATGGCAACTATGCGCTTGCGCTCATAGTCGCGGCCCTTGAAGTAGCCCTGAGTGTACTCATTGTGATTCTTTTGCGGCTGAAACCAGGCTGGATCTATCTCGCGTGCAATCTCAGGGTTTCCCATGTTAGAACCCCTTTCGGCGTGATCGGCGCAGACGGCGGCGAACAGCCGCTTTCCTGCGGTGAGTTGGCCATTGGATGAAGTTACTAGACATTCCCATTTGTAGCCTCTTTCTTTAGTCTGTTGATTAGCTCGCGCAAGTCATAACACTTGCCGCCATGATGCGGGCAGCGCCCATCATCATCTGCTAGAGCATCGAAACAAATTCGGCGCTCGATAAGTGCAATGATGCGCTCACGCTCTTTCAATTTTCCTAATTCAATGCCCTGCTCTAATCCACGATTGAAATCGCTCATTTGTTCTCTTTCTCGAGCATGGCAATTGCGAGGCGAAAGCCAATCGCCATCTCTGTATAGTCTGTGAATGTAGTTTCATCATCACTGCGCAACCAGGCAAAATACTCGGCGTTATCTGCATCTGTAAGCAACTTGATTAGTCGCTGGCGCTCAGCATCAGCACCCTGTTTGCGGTATTTATTGCGAACCGGCTCACCATACGGATCAATCATGATTCACAACCTCACCCTTGATAACCTGAATGCACAGCTCAACGATGCGACTGTGGCTTGGCATCCTTTTGCGCCTAAGTTGTTTTCTAAGATGCTCGAGGTCATTCAAAATGCGAGTTTCAGTAACCTGTGCCACGCGATCCAACTCGGCAGCAATAGTAAACTTGCCAGCCTCAACACCCAACAGATAAGCCTGTTTGATTTCAGGTTTAGTTAGGTCAATCACTTCAAATCACCGCGCAAACGCTCAATGATTAGATCCAGGCTCGGCTTAGCCGGGTGCAACAGCATCGAATCGAGAAAGTTTAGAATGCGCTGCTCAGCCTCGAGCTTGCCCATCTCATAGGCAGTGTTAGATGCCTCGCGAACTGCCAACTCGACCTGCTTGTAAGTGAAATCTGTTTCGCTCATTTGCGGCCTCGCTTTGGGCCAGGCTGAGTAAAGTACTCAACAAACAAAATAGCCGCGACAATTAGAAACGCGGCAGCAGCAACCCATTTGCCCATGCCATTATCAACGGCGTAACCGATACCCCAACCGAAAGCCGCACCTGCGACTAAAGCTAGAATGATTTTCATTTTTTACCTATCTTTCTGCCGGCCCTATACCGACATGATTCAGATTAGGCACAAAATAGGCTCAGGTCAAACATTTACACGCCCTAATTTCAGGCCGTTATCAAAGCGTTACAAACGCCAAATTTCGACCTTAGCGCCAGGCTCGGGCTTAGTATCAGGGCCACACCAGACCTTTTCGGCCTGAATCTTCACAATCAGGGCATCATCAGCCAACAGCCCACCAATGGTGAGCGCATCGCCAACGGCGCGAATGTAATGATCTAAATCGGGTTTGCCACCTGGATAGATTCGCCATTTAGGTTGCTTAGGCCGCTCGATGTAGAAAGTCATGCGCACCTTGACCGGTTGCACAAACTTGGCAACATCTTCAGTTTCATAAAAGAGTTTCTTTACAGCCAAAACCACATCGTTGCGCCAAGCCGGTAGATGCTTGCTGGCCTCGACCAAAACGGCTCTTTTGCCGCCGATAACAAACGCATTCTTGCTACCCTGTGGCGCTGGCCTACCATCCACAAACAGCAACGCATAGTCGCGGCCTAAATCTTCAGCCACGCCTAGCCACAAACCCTGCAGCGGTAAACACATTCAACGCCAGCAACAGAAACGCAAGAAAACGCACCGGAATAGGCAACGCAGAATTATCCACAGACAACCACATAAAGATCGAGTTACCAGCGAAGAAAACTAAAACAAAGAGCTTGATCATCAGAATGGTGTTGCACCAAAGTCTGCCAACAGATCAGCCGCGTTAGTGCCAGGCTTACCCGACTTAGCCAACTGCTCAGCGGTTGCTTTCGACACCCAGAAAGAAACCTGAGTTTCGCCAGCATCGTTTTTCCACTTGCTAATCTTCAGCTCACCAGTGATCTTGTAAAGATTATCTTTCACCAGGTTTAGCCCATCGAGCGCAACATTGAAGTAATGCTTTTCGACAGTTTCCCACTCGCCAGCATCATTCTTACGATTCACCGGCACAGGCACAACCACATACTGCCCGCCCTTAGATTCCTTAGTTTCGCCAGCGTAGCCCTGAATAGTTACAACTAGATTTTTAGCCATGATTCACCTTTTCTTTAGAGATTCTTTGATTCTATTTAGAGCTACCGACAATGTGAGCAACAGCCACACAATCGGAATGGCCACAAATGCGGTCACCAGGCATAAACAAAACGCCATCGACAATAGGGCGATCCTGGCGGTCAAATTTGCCATGAAACGGCACGCAGATCTCGCCATTGTATTTCACCATCTTGGCCGGTTTAGCCCGGCAACTCGCACAGTACTGAGCCAGGTGTTTCTTTTTAGGCACAACCACCCAAATAAAGCCACACTTGCGGCACTGTACCTGATTTTCATCCACCGGCCCAACATTAGCGGTTTTCGGTTACTCTCGCAAACAAACCATCAAACCTGAGCGCCAAAGCACCAGTTTTGCCATGCCTGTTTTTAGCAATGTGAAAAATCATCTTGCTTTTCTCATCATCGGCATCACCCAGAGCCTGTTCACGATTCAGCAAAATAACCACATCGGCATCTTGCTCAATAGCGCCCGAATCACGCAAATCGCTCAAACCTGGTGATGTATCTTTTCGGCCCTCGATCTGCCTGTTGAGCTGAGCCAACGCAATCACCGGCACATCAAGATCGCGAGCCAAAATCTTCAGCCCATTACTGATAGCCGTAACCGATTCGTAACGGCTGCGACCACGCTCAGTATCCTGCATGAGCTGCAGATAGTCCACAACGATGCCAGCCAACGGCTGCTTACGGCTCACCTGCCTGGCAAATGCTCGAATCTCGGCAAGAGTCTGCCCAGACTTATCAGCGATGGCGATAGGCCGCCCAACAGCATCACGATTCTTGGCGATTCTTTCCCAATCCAAATCAGTCAAAGTGCGCTTTTCGAGATGATCCATACTCACATTGCAAACACTCGCAAACAAACGATTCATAATCTCGCGCTTGCTCATCTCAAGCGAATGGAAACTAACCGCGCCATGCCTAGCCAACTGAAACGCCATGTTCACCGCAACCACAGACTTGCCCACCGCTGGCCTCGCGCCGATAATGTAGAGCGCACCAGGCCGGAAACCGCCAATGTAGTTATTTAGCAACGGCCAATCAGACGGATGAAAATCAGGCTCACTGTTCAAGTGATTCACCGATTCCAACAGAATCTCAGGCACAAACTGCACCGGGTCATTTAGGCGCTTTTCAGCCAGGTTATCAATCTTGACTCGAGCCATGTCTATAGTGGCATCAACATCATCATCGGGCCTCTGAGCTGCATCCGAAAGCGACAACCCAACCGAGTGCATCGCAACTCGCGCATTACGATCATGAATCAGTTGCTCATAGAAATCAGCATTTCGGTGAGTCACAACCTCGCCGGTGCATTCCCAAAGAAATACTGCCAAATCAGGTTTCTTAGATGAAACTGTGATGGTATCTATACCCTCGCCAGCCTCACGCATCGAGCGCATCAAAACAAAGAGCTGCCGCTCAGTTTCGTTTCTAAAGTCATCGGGCGTTAGTTTCGTATCTGCCAGGTAATCGCCCTGACTAAGCAAAATAGCGCCAATAATCAGCCGCTCGGCTTTAGGCTCATAAATTCCCTCAAACATCAGAAATCACCATCAATCTTTCTTATAGGTTGCAATGCTTGTTTTTCGGCAGCCCACTTTTGAGCCTTATTCATCCATGACTGATAGGCCAAATCCCATTCGACAAATCTCGATCCTTTGCCTCGATGATAGAGCTTGAAAGCCTCAGTTTGCTCAGCCACATCTAGCAGCGGCCACTTAGTCGTAAACATGGCTAAAAGTTTCTCGCCAGGTTTCCAATTTTCATCTAAAAGATGTTTTTTCTTAAAAGATTCTTTTAAAGGTTCTTTTAAGGTTTCTATATAAGGTTCATCTGAAGTAGGGTTCATGGTATCTGCGACAGAGTTCATGGTTTCGTGCAGAGAGTTCATGGTTTCATGCGACAGAGTTCGTGATTTGCCGATTCGGTGATTCGTTGTGCCATCGCAATCATCCGGGCATTTGATGTTGATCCAATAGCGATTCGACTTGTTACCGCCGCTACTTTTGCCACCTCGAGCAGCAATACGCAACTCGCCAAGTTGCACCAGCTCGGCAACCGCATCATGCACATAACGCTCAGAGCAATTTGCATAACTAGCCAACTTGGCCTGGCTGGGCCATGCGCCATCGTTATCAGGGTTTATGTGATTCGCGATGCCAATCAAAATAAGTTTGACTGCGCCTTTTGCTTGCGAGTGATTTAGTACAACTGTAAGAGCTTCAATGCTCATACCAGGCCCTCAATTCTTTTCTCTGCCAAAGCGACATACTCGGCGCTAATTTCTGAGCCAATGAATTTACGGCCATTGACCAAAGCCATTTTTGCGGTTGTGCCGCTACCCATAAACGGATCGTAAACAACCTGCCCCCCCTAGACCAAGTAATTACATGGTCATTAGCCAAAGATTCGGGGAATGGCGCTGGATGTTTCACGCCATTGAATGAAGTCACATAACGCCAGATGTTATTACGCGGCGAAAATTCGGGTACAGGGTTTTTTAGTTTGCCAGAAAAGTCTTTGAAACCGGCCCACTTATTTGGCTTATCGCAAATCAAAGTTGCATCAGGTTTCCCTTTACTAAAAACAAACATGTACTCGAAAATTTGAGTGTACCGATTGCTATTTGCTCGCGCCGGATACGATGGCGAGTTTTTTTCGTAAATCATGGTGTCGTGCAAATTCATGCCCAACTGCATAAAGTGCAGCGCCTGGCGAAATGAGCTGCCAGATTCTGAGCCATTTTTTACCTGATCGCCAATAACCCAAACTATGACTGAGCCAGGTTTGATAACTCTCACTAATTCGGCTGCTATCGCCTCGAAGTCAAATTCGTAGCCGTTGTAGTCGCGCAAATCGTCATAGGGCGGCGATGTTAGCACCATGTCTATTGATTCATCAGGCATCCGGCTGAGAGTAGCCAGGCAATTCTCATTGTAGATTCTATTTACATCCATTTGTTGCCTTTCTAACCGGCAACTCATGTAAAATGAGAAAGCCGATACCTTTTCTATCGGTTGTGCGGTCACAGAGTTTAGTTCATTTCTCTGTGGCCGCTTTCAAGTTTACTTCATGTAAAAGATAGCGTAACGCCAATTCTGCCTGTTGCGGTACAACACCATTACCAGCCATCTTCAACTCATCAGCCCTTTTCAAACCATGCCCTGTGATCCAACCCAACGGCAAACCCATCATCCACTCAGTAAACAAACTACTTAGGCGGTGCGAGCCATCTTTACCATCGGGCAGTGTTGGCGCTGGCGCTGGCCTAGTAAGCGATTCCCATCGGCGTATAGCCGACTCAAACTTACCCCAAGATGTTGCCAACACCTGATCTTCAACGCGGCGCTTAGGCGCATCCAACGCAACCTGCTTTTGAGTTGAGCCATTAGCCGATGAAACTCGAGGTGTGCCAATCAACTCGACCTCGTTACTATTGCTAATACTTTTCGCCACATTCGATAACCAAACTTGACCTGTTTTGCCTTTGGTTTCGGCATCCTGTTGCGCTGGCGCTTTTGTACCCTCGCTGGCTACCGGCGTTGGCAGCGTTTCCATGCGCACCGCAACACCCAAAGATGCGCCAGGCATCCCCTTAGTGCGACCATCAATAAAATCTTGCCGGCGTTGCAAATAATCATCAACTGGCTCATCATGATTGCGAATGTGGCCCAAAGTCGGTGTTGGCAAAAGACTCTCAGTTATAGATTCAGACACTTTTAGACCATTTTCAAAAGCCAACTGCGCGGCCTGATCTGCAATCTTTACCATTCGCCCACGCTCTCGCGCTTGCTTTTCACTAATCGCGCCACCTGTTGAATCAACCACAGACGGCGTGCGCATTATTGCATCGTCATCGATTGGCAGTTGCGAGTATAAAGACTCGCTCTCGCCTGTGAGGTGCGCCGGCATCACTAGCTCGAACAGTTGCCCATCTACAGTCATACCCGATTTCGGAAAGACTGCCTGAAACAGCACCCATTGCTCTAAGAGTTGGCTCTGATCCTTTGTAATCCAAACCTGATGTTGCAAGCTCCAACTCGCTATTTGCTTTACCACTTAATAAACCCCTAACATTTTCGATAACCACATAAGATGGGCGCAATTCACTAATCGCCCGATGAAACTCAAACCACAGATTTGACCTAGTACCCTCAACCAGCCCTTTACGCTTACCAGCCACAGACAAATCTTGGCATGGGAAACCGCCGGTCAAAATGTCCACCGGCTCAACCTGAGTGAAATCAACTTTTGAAACATCCCGATAATTTGGTACACCAGGCCAATGAGCCTCAAGCACCTGAGATGGCGCAGATTCCCACTCACAATGCCAAACCACTTCAGCATCAAACACTTTGGAAACGGCTAAATCTAAACCGCCATAACCACTAAAAAGACTGCCTATCTTCACCCAATATCCCTTTTCCGTAATTGTGTAGCTCAACCCTAGACCAATCATCACCCAAAATGCAATAAACCTGTTTAGGCCCATCCCAAACCGGTGTAACACTCGGATCAGCCCACCGCGACAATTTCCACCCAAACATCCTGGCGCGAGCTGCAAAATCGGCATCAAACTCCATCAGAAAATTTGCCTCGCTGCACAACACAATCAGATTCGATGGCCGGTTATACGGCGAATCAGGCCGAGCGCCACCAAAGCCCCTATTGGCTCGATGCTGCGGAATTAGATCATCGCCGGTAGAGCCACAATGCAAACAATGCTTATCGCGCTCGAGCAGCCTGGCAAACTCTTTCGGCCTCATTCATCTTCCCAGCCCGGCTTATCCGGCAACTCGATGTTGAGTGACTTCATCTGAAAGCCGATACGCTCAGTCGAAGTATCGGCGCTAGTCATAATGTTTGTTTCAGTCACATCAGGCGAATTTTCGCAACGATGAGTTTCGCGCCACTCACGCCACAACTTCACCTCTTGATTGTGCGACACCTCAAACGATGACCCACAAAAGCCGCAAGAATTGCTTATAGACATAATCCAAGATTAGCCAGCGTTGCGGTAAATCAACTCCACCTGGCGACCAATACTCGCAGTCAAAACACCAGCATCAGCCAACTGCTTAGCCTTATTCTTGACCCTATTCAGCTCGGCCTTAGCCAACTCCAACTCAAAACGCTCAGTACCAGAATTGAGTTTCGCAATGTTTTCACGATCCGCCACAGTACCCTGCGCATTCATAAACTCGAGCGCCGATTGCCGGTCATAAGCCAACTGCTTATCAGCAACCACTTTCTCAGCCTCATAAATGGCCTGTGGCGCTTTCGATGCCTCAGCGGTCAAACGCTGAATCTCGCTAATTACCTGATCGGGTGTTATCAAACCTAGCCAACCTTTCCTTTTGCAACTGAATCAAGCCAGGCAACAACTCATGCTGGCCGGTAATAAATGTGTAATCGATAAGGGCTTGCAGCTCAAGTATCGATGCCAAAAGAATTTTAAGGTTTGCTAACTTCTGATCCATAAGCCTTGATTTTCTCTAAAATCTTAGGCTCAGCACCGGCGGCAACAGCATCGGTATAAAGCAACCGCAAACCCTCAACATCATAAGACAATGCTAGTTTGTCGGCCTCAGCAACGAAGTCGCGCTTGGCCGGTGTTTTACCACCAGCAACCTTTTGCATTTCCTCGCGACTAGCACCCTTAGAGCCGCCAATAGCCCACCTAAGTGCGCGGCCCAGCGCCGATGTATTGGCGTTTTCGAGGGCTGATGTTTTGTTTGCCATACCAGCACCATCAATCTCAAAAGCCCACTCAGTTGCTTTAGGCAAATCGGCGGCCTGATCAGCGGCATTCAAATACACTCGAGCCTCAACCACCCACATGCCAACAGCACGATCAGCCGGTGTTGTGTGATTGATTAGAATGCACCGCAAATCAGGGTTTCGCGCAATGATGCGAGAGTGTCGCTGCTCAACAGTTTCATAATCAGCCAGATTGAATTGAGCCATTACATCTCACCATCTTTGCAAGCACAATGGCGAGCCTGGCAGTCTGTCGGTGTTGTCGGTGTTGTCGGATTCACCAAGCCAGCCAACTGCTGAATCAGTTTGCCCTGCGCAATCACCAGCTCAGTCAAAGCGGTAAGTTGCTCACTAGCCAACGCAAGCCTCTTATCGAAGATCTTGTTTATGTCGAGCTGCGATTCCCAAATTTCCTTAGACATTTTTACCTTTCTTGATGCTCAACGAAATCACGCCATTACGATTTACGGCGCGAGTACAAACAACATACTGCTCACCTGCGACAGACACAAACCCTGTTTTCGCATCACCCAACGCATCGAGCGTGCGCGACTTCATCTCATTTAGATGCTCTTGCGCCCGGTCAAAGTCATTCTGTGCATTTTGTACATAAATACCCAAATCACCCAAATCAACGCCAGCATCGGCCACACCTGGATTGAGCAGTTTCACAGTTTCGAGAGTGTTGGCAGACCCATCCCACTCAGGTTTAACATCGTTTAGCACGCACTCGCGCCAACGCTTTACAGCACCCAGAATCGACTCAAACTCGAAGTCATCAAACTCAATATCAAACTCGCGCAGATCATTGCCGCTAAACAACGCAACCAGTTTGGCTTTACGCACGCCCATCACCCAGCAATACCACAACACCTGCGCCCGATAATTTAGCGGCACTTCATCAAATGGCACTCGAGCAGTTTTGATTTCCAAAACACCCATCGAACCATCAGGGTAAGTTAGCAAACCATCCGGGTTGGCCCTAGCCCACTCAAACTCATCATGCGCCCAAGTACCAACCTCATCATGAATCAGAAAGTTGGGATTCAGCTCACTCCACACCTGCTTGATGCCAGCCTCGAACACCTGGCCGAAACGCATCGCCAACGATTGCTTGACCTCGCTCGGAATCCTGCCTGTCGCTTTCGCCCACGCAGTAAACGGCGATTCCCACTGTGACCAACCACAAACAATGCCGGCCAGCGTGCCAGTAACCACCGCCTCGCCCTCGCGCAACGCCAACCACTCAGCCGAACCCGACTCGAAGTTGCCCAACAATTTAGCCATAAAAATACCCTTTCAACGATTACCCTAATTATGTGAGTGACCACCGACAAATACAAAACGCCAAAGATCGCCTAATGGAATTGGTGTTAGAAACGCCTGGCGGTGTACCCTGCGAACAGTCGCCCGATCTATTCTTTCCTGAAGATCAGCCCGATAATGTGATGCAACGCATGGCCGAAAAGATAGCCAAAGAATTGTGCAACACCTGCCCACTAATCAAGCAATGCCGAAACTATGGCATCCTGGCTGCCGAGCCATACGGAATCTATGGCGGCCTAACCCCTGAAGATCGAGGGCGGCTTATTTCTTAGTTTCGTTGGCTTTCTGCACAGCATCCTGAGTAGCTTTAGCCACAGTTTCCTCAGTGGCAGTGCCAGTAGTCGCAATCGCATAACCGATAGCACCCACAACACCCAACATGAGCGTGGCCCACGCGATCACAACACCAGTCACCCAGTCGCCAACCACAACAGCACCAGTACCGGCTGCGCCACCCAGAATAAACAGAAACAGCCCAAAGCCACGCCACGCAATAGCCCCTAAAACGCCACCTACGGCGTTTAGACGGGTTTTTATCTTATCAAGCATCAGTTTCCTTCAGGGTTTGCGATTAGTGGCTTAGCGGCGGTTGTAGCGGCTTTTTCGGCACGCCTAACAGCGGTTGCTGCATCGATGTCTTTGAATAAGTCCACCAGTTTGCCCACCGGCGCATCATGTGGCACAGGCCCAAAAGCCGAGCTTGCGTGTAGATGATTCGCGCCTGGCGAACCCATGTCGCCCATCTGATTCAAAACAGTATTGTGAGTAACCATGTCGCCAACCTTTAGTTTCGTTGGCTGATTACTGTGATTGTACTCATCGAAACGGCCCTTGCAATTAGGGTTTAGGCAACTCATGCGCTCGATGATGATCGAGTGACCCAACTCGCCTGTTTTTAAGACTTTCACAACCTTGCCAGCGTGAACCGCATAGAAATCTTTACCGGCAGACCCTGCACGATCACCCCAGTCATTGCCTCGATGCGGCCTCTTGCGCGGCTTTCCAGTATCGCCAATAGTGGCTTTACCCAACTCATCGCGGCGCTCACGCGTTTTCATCCTTAGCGGCTCATACACGCAAGACATTAGGCCACAACCAAACGGATAATTACTGCAACAGCCGATGAGCTGATAGCCGCCGAAAGTAACCCGGTGATCCAGGCAGATTTCCAACGCGCTTTCTCAAGCTCACGCACGCGCAACTCAATGTCCGCATAATTCTGCACCATCGCCTTAACCTCAGCGATGTCGCGAACCAACTGAATCAGAATCTTATCGTTGCCAGAATCCATCAAAACAAACTTTCTATAGAGCCGAAAGCGTGGATTCGGTGCAAATACTAAACCTAGTTTAGCCGATGATTATTCAGGCGTTACAGAATCATCTGGCGCAACATCTGGCGCAACATCAGGCTCAACTTCAGGCTCAGGTCGCGGCTTAGTCGGCTCAGATGGATTATCACCTGGAAAGTCTGCAGTCGCATCAGTAAGAGAGGCAATCAGTTGCTCAGCCCAAGCCTCAGCCTCACCAGCGCCAAACGCAGTGCCATCCGGCCAAGTCGGTTGAACCACAAATGGCTCAGGGTTTAGTCCATCGAAAATGGCAACCGAGTTATCGGCAGCGACTTGGTAAATAAATTCAGTCATCAGATTCCACCTACTACAAATAGATCGTTTGCCGTGCCTGAAGATCGCGCTGTCCAGGTAGCGCCATCAGGTGAAGTAGCAACATAACCAGCGTTGCCAACAGCAACATAAAGATTAGCAGCATAACCAAAACCATTTACTCGGTTAGCGCCCGCGCCTGAAGTCCTTGAAGTCCAAGTAATTCCGTCTGGCGATGTATAAAGTGCGCCAGAAAGACCACCAAGAAACCATTGACCGGCAACATATCTAATACCTGTTCGAGTCTGCGGTGTTATTGGAAAAGTCCTTGAAGTCCAAGTTGTTCCGTTAGTCGATGTGTAATAAGTAGTGCCACTGTTTGTTGTCGCAAGAAATTTATCGCCGCCGTATTGAAGAGCAGTCAAAACTGCGCCCGGCGAAAAAGTAGACCAGCTAACGCCGTCATTTAAAGAATAAGCCGAAGTAGATGAAGCAAAAGCGACAACCCAGATAGAAGAAGCGCCGGTTACACCATTGTTTGCTATTCCGTTAGCAGAAACATCCCAAGGCACACCTGATGACCCAATAGATCCGCTATAACCAGACCACTCTCGCATCAGGTGATGGCGCGTGAATCCATAATAAGAATTCCAAGCAATCTCGCCGTTAGCCATCTCGCCCCAGAAGTTTACTGTTGCATTAGCATCGCCGGCGACTCCGTTTGTGTAATACCAAGTAATGCCGTCATAAGACCAATTCCAGCCTGTTCCCTGCACAGCAAAGATTCTGCCGCCCTTAGTTACAGGGTAATTTCCCGAAGCACCTACTGAAGTGAGAGTTGATTGAGTAGTTGCAGTCCAAGTAGCACCATCATTAGAATAAAGTCGAGTCGAGTTACCCCAGACAATGATTCGTGAAGTGCCAGAGAAACCGGCTCGCATGTTTACAAACCGGGCAGAATTGCTAATACCATCGCTGGAAAGCTTTGTTACTGCCATTAGACGATTTCTGATCCAAATATTGAAAATGTAAAGTTAGCCGTAGATGCATAAACTGTAACAACATCTGAGGCATCCATAGTTAGGCCAAGCGTAAGAGTTGTTGCATCGTTTGCAGCAATAGGCACATCATAAGCAATGTAATGAGTGTTAGCCAAAACAGCACCATCGGTACGAATAGCAATTCTGTATGTCGCAGCAGTAGCAGCTCTATTGCAAATAACCAATGTCGAAACGACTATTTGTTTACCTGCGCCAACAGTAAAAATGTCGGTATTAGAAGTTGCGCTCGGTGCAGCCTGAGCCAAAACTTTGTAACTAGTAGTTGCCATTTTATTTTCCTAACCTAAGCGCCCATAAGCATGAACGCATCAAAACCGCCGCCGCCGCCAACAGCGACCCAAGCAGTACCATCATAAACTGAAACCTCATTAGCATCAGCCAGGTAACTCATCATGCCCTCAGCCAAAACACCGCTGAGCGCAGTTGTGCGAGCTGCAGCACTAGCGAAAACCATGACTGTTTGCTGCATCAAATAGGTGTCTACCTGATCGGCAGTAAGCACCGCACCTGCGGTGAAATCTTTGTAACCAGCGCCAGCCATAAAAACTCCTAGAAACTCAATCGCCCTGCATCAAGGATACCAAACGCAGCGTCATCTAAAACAAACACATCAGTGTTTAGCGTACCCAACCCAAGAACCATGCGATGCTCGATGCCATCAGTCGAGTGACTGATAGAGATAATCTTGGCAAACTCTGTAATCGCCGGCGGAATGTTATTCGGTGTGAAAACAATCTTGCAGACCGAACCCAACTCAAGCCCTAAGAGCAGATTCTGATTTGCGAGGCTCACCTGGCTCATCACGATCTCGACAGCCTCAAAACGATACTCAGGCCGGCCATACTCCGACACCAAATAATCGGCCAAAGTCTGCAACGCCGCATCAGAGTTGTGCAGCAAATCGCTACTAACCAGCGTACGGATGCCGTAAACCTCTTGCGAAGTAAGGTCATTGCCCTGAGCCAAATAAGTCGAATTGAGCCTAGTTAGCTCAGTCTGAGTAAATAGCAACTCCGAGCCGTAAACCACTCTTACACTCGAATAGTTGATGCCCGAGCCATCATCAGCCAACACCGGCGCACTCGAAGATGGCGCAACACTCGAACGATCCTTGAAAGTCAAACTGCCCGACTTGGCAATAAACAATTCGCCTGGCTCACTAGTTTCCACCAGCTGCAAATACTGCAACGCGTTAGAGGCAGCCTCAACCACATCGGCTTGCATAGTTTCAACACCTGTATCGATGGCACGCTGAGCAACCGGCCAATTCACACCTGGATCATCAAGAATCGCGTTTATGCGAGCGCCCGATAGCTGCACAGTGTTAGTAGCACCAGCCAGAGTCTGATTAGTCAAGAAAGCAAAACCATCGTAAGCACTTAAGTTGGCAATCGAATCGCCGCTAGGGGAATAAGCCAAATCCCAATCCTCGATAGTGCCATAAAACACCTCAAGATTGTTAGAGAAAATACGCACATCGCGGCGAGGCACAATCTGCCCATAAAACGGCGATGCCGTATAAGTCGGGTCAAAATAGCGGTTGCGGTTATTGAACGAAACGGCAACCTGGCCAGCCTGGTAACGATCCAACGCACGCGACTTACCGCGATTAGTCGAAACCTGAATTACATACTCGCTAACATCCTGAAAGTATGGCCCAGCCAAAACATACGAAGTGTTGTCTAAAACACCGGCAACCGGGTCATCAAGCACAAAGAAAGGGCCTGGCCCATTGCCGTCAAAACCAAGCTCGACTCTAGTAGTTGGGATAGGCATTATGTGGCCGGTGTCCAAACCGCGCCGTTAGCACGCTCATAACGCTTGATCTCATCCACAATGGCCTGAGCCACAGACTTGCCATCAGTACCCATACCAGCATTCACATTGATAGTGATGCCGGCTTTAGTAGTCAAGAAACTTTGACCCATCGAATCTTTACGAATGTAAGCATCAGCCGAGTTTTTGAAACCCAACCCAGCCAACTGATTAGCCATACTGCCCGACAACGGCGTAACAGTCGAACTCAGAGGCACGCTCACACTCGGCGGCTGAATCTTAGCCAACTGCTCAGCCATGCCCACCGAAAGCCCGGTAGTGAAAGTCGATGTAAACGCATCAGCCAAAACCTGAGCCGCTTTCACCAAAGCCGAATCCTGAGCCATCAAACCCTGAATGAAACCATTACTAATGATTTCCTCGCCCACCGCATACATCACATCAGTCGAAGTCTGCGCGATACCCTCAGCCGCCAAATTCAACTCTTTGAAAAGCCCATTCAGCTCAGTAATCGCAGAATCGCCACCCTCAACAATCGCCTGAGCAGTCTGCCCACCAGCCTCGAGGCCAGCACCAAGAATCTGTGCAAACAGGTTGCGGTCAAGACCGGCTTTCTTGAGCGCCAAAAGATTCTTACCAAAAGCAACAGTCTTATCAATGATGCTCTTGAAATTGTTAGTGATCTCGGTAGATGTAGCACCCAACTCGCTGATGCTCACATAGTCGCGAACAGTCGAAACCAAATTCTTAGCAATGTCGATTTTCTTAGCGATGGCATCACGCTGAGCAGCGATCTCATTCAGCACCTTAGCCTCGCGAGCCGCGTACCTGTTAAGCGCATCGAAAGTAGCTGCCGAAATTAGACCCTCTTTGAGAGCATCAGCAACCTTTTCTTGAACAGCGGTAAACGCATCAATCGAGGCTTGCTCAAACTCGCCCACAATACGCATCGCAGTTTCAAGCGGCCTAACACCAGCCAACACCTCACGCATCGAGGCTTTAAACTCTTGCATGCTCGCAGCAAGTTTCTGATACGCAGCCATCGCAGTCGCAGCGGCCTTAGCAGCCTTTTCAGCGGCAATCTGAGCCGGTGTCTTAGTTTTGTTAGTTGTCTTAGACGGATCATCAGGCGGCACAATCGGCGGCGGATCATAAGTGTTTAGTTTGCCAACACTCTTATCAAGAGCCTCAACATTGTCGCCAATGCTGCCAATCATCATGTCGAGAGCAGCGAAAGTACCCAAACCAGCCGCAACAGCCGCCGCAGCCGCCGCAATCGCAGCCCAACCCTTAGCAGACTCAGCACCCTTTAGCGCAAGCGTGGCAAGCGCCGAAGCCTTTTGAGCGCCGTAGATGGCCTTAGTGACCAGAAAGATGTTTTTCCAAACTTTATACATCACCAGCAAACCGGCAACAGTTTTCACCAGCCAGGTGTTATCAAGCAAGAAACTAACCATGTTGCCAACCGCGCCAACAATCACACCGAAAGTAGCGGCAATGGCTTGAAGTTTCTCTTGACCTGGCGGCGATGCCAACCACTTAGCAAAATCTTGCAAATAGGGCAAAAGATAAGTACCGATAGCCTCTTGCAAATTGCCAAAGATAAGATTCAGGCGCTGATACGGATCGAGATTCGCGGCCTCAGCTGCAGACCCAGCAAACTTCTCTTGCAAGAAACCAAACTTGTCTGTGGCATTCGCGATGCCAGGTATGAGTTTGTTTAGGGCCGTACCCTGCCCAGCGTAAGCCTTAGCCAACGCAGCCGAAACAGTGCCAACATCTTTACCAGTGCCGGCAGCCACATCGAGCGCCAACTCCATCAAATTAGTTGCAGCCGTGATATCAGAGGTACTTCTCAGCAAACCAGCGAAAGCCGGGCGAATAACATCATCAGGTACAGATGCCATCAACTCCATCTTGGCAATCGATTTCTCAACAGCCGAGATCTGCTCATTAGTTGCGCCAACAGTGTTACGCAACGCAAGCGCAAGCAAACCCTGTGACTTGGCATCTTCAGCCGCCGCTTTACCAGCACGCTGCAACTGATTTACCAGCGCACCCACACCCACAGTTAGGCCAACCGCGCCAAGCGTTTTCTTCATAGTCTGGCCAAGCGACCCCATGCTCTTTTGAGCATTCTTAAAACCACGATCATCAAAGATCGCTTTTACTGGAATAAATAACGCACTAGCCATTAGATGCCTCTCATGTTAAAACGCCGCATCGCATCATCAAGCACCCTCTGAGTCTTTTGGCTCAACTCTGGCAAACTATCTTCAGCCGCCGGATAAATGAAACGCGAGGCACGCCCACCCATCTCTCTGTTTAGGCTGGCAATAAAAGCCTCACCCTTATTGCGGTTGGCGTTACGGCGGCGCGTAGTCGGCGGCGAGTTATCGTTTCTGCGACCCTCACCAATATGCTTACCTGAGCGGCCAGCCATGTCCATGATGATTACAGCCGGCGAGAAAATCTTGATGCGCAATAGAGTAGTTGTGAGCGAACGGCCACCCATCGAAGTACGAAACTGCACTAGAGTCTTATCCACAGCCGTAGCAGTACCCCAACCCAAACGGCCACGATCCTTACGGAAACCCGACAACGGCTCAATACCGCGAATAGTCGATTTGATTTTGCTCTCGAGCGGCTTGGCAATGTCTTTCACATCACGCATAAACTCGGCACGAAAGTTAGGCCCAGCATCGCGCATCCGCTTTTGCAGCTCGCGAACATCCAAAACGCTTATATCGTTAGCCCCAACATTTACGCCACCCCTGTTACTTAGGCTGCCGGTGAACTTGGCAATGGTAAGTGTAATTGGCTCAGACATAACAACAATTCTACCGCCGGCGTTACCAAAGCGTTATGAAACACCTGCGCCCAAATGTTGCACTAAGCCAGGCTCATCGGTCATAATCGACATGTCGGCAACCGCTGGCAGAAAGATAGGGAATCATGGGAATCATGGCACACATCGAGTCTGTGCTGGGCAGACCACACATCTACAACAACCCCGAGTACATTCAGGGTTTCACGATCTATACACCTGTAAAACCATTCCGCGATGAGCATGGCGTAGTTGTGGCGCAAGTAATCAATGTGCAACGCGAGGGCGAAGTAATCACAGACAACTACTACTCACGCGCATGGGCTTATTGGAATTTCATCGACAACACACTCTTTGACCTGAAAGAGGCAGATGAGCTGCTACAGCTCGAGGCCAAGATAATGCCAAACAGAGAAATTGACTTCAAAATTTCAGAATCAGAAACTGTATTGATGTGGCTCGATCATGGCCTGATACCAATCGAGTCAGAGTTTTGGCAGCGCCTAGTTGTATCGCTTGCCTACAACACCATCACCGATGCAGAGTTTCTAACAGACCTAGCAGAAAACACCTGGTACGGCCCTAAAGCGGTGCAAGAGATGTTAGACAAAGCCGCCGGCGAAGTATTGAAACACCCCAACTTCAGCCTCGCCGGATTCGAGCAACTAACCCCCTAAGTTGCCGAAAATGAGAAAGCCCTAGATCAAGTGTCTAGGGCTTTCTTCATGCCTGGCTATTACGCGCTAACAAAACACGCTGCATAGTGAAAAGCATTCGCGGCGACTCATTCATAAGCACACTCGGTGCAATGCCTAACTCAACCGCAAGTTGAGCAATAGTCCAATGTGCAGACTCATCACCCAACGGGATTATTTTGGGCTGGCCTCACTCGCAGTAACTAACTCAACTGTTTCAATGAAATCATCAAAACTCTTATCAGTTAGTTTCTGGCGACTGAGCGCGGCCCATGCGAGAAACACAATGTAAGTCAATTTCTGCTCTTTCTCAAGAGCCGAGATTGAGATAGAAAACTTTTCCTCGAACTTCAGCATGTCGGGCATTTGAACCGAAACCGGATCTTGTACTCGACCATCTAAAAACTCAACGCGTAGATTTAGTTTCATGGTGTCTTTCTTTGTTTAGTTATTGGCAAAAACCTTATTAGGCAGTTGCGCGAGTTACAGTACCCGAAGTTGGGAAAGTAACTGAAAGTGTCGCTGCATCGCCAACAGTAGATGCAAACGGCTGGTACTGAGAGATTAGAACAGGCACTGTGTAGCTCGGGTTAGTCGATGAAACTGTTGAGCTAGTTGGCTTGATCACAACAGTACCGATGGTGTTGATTAGCGGCCATAGGGTCGCATCAACTGAGCTGGCAGCGAAGTCCTGGAAGAAGTTGAGCTGCAGTGAACCTGAGCGCAAGCCGCCAACCATAGTTTTCCAACCGCCACCAAAGGTAGTAGTTTCTACTTCATCACTCTGAATGGTGAGGTTTACAGACTGAAGCACATCGCTCAGGCTTGTGCCATTCAGGGTAATTGAGTAATCAGTAGCAACGAATTTTGCCATTAGATTTCCTTTACTTAATCAGCCTGAACAGTGAGATCAAACTCAGCCGCCAGGTATGTGTTATCGCCGATAGCCAGGCTGCCATAATTGCGCATCCCGGTAACGACACAATCAAACGCTTTCCCACCCAGTGTGCGATTACTTTCGACTGCAACTCTAATACTACTAGAGCCAGTGCTAGAGCAGAAAGCATCTAAAGCATTCTGAGCTGCGCGGCCATCAGCGCGGCCCACAACCAAAGTCACAACGAAATTGTAAGTAGTCATGCCGTTGGCAAACGACTGGTGATAACTCATCGATGATGGTGCGACAATCGCGAACGGCGGGTTTACATTCTCGGGAATAGTAGAGCCGGTACGCAAGCCTGAAATCGTTGCCAGGTTAGTTGCGATGCCAGCGCGTAGATCACTAATCAGCGCCATTATGCGAGAAACCTTGCTAGGCGGTATGGCTCAACCAGTTGCTGCACATCGGGATCTAGTCGAGTGCCAACGCGAATGTAACCCAAGTCTGGTGCGCTCAACACACCCAGCGGCGAATCGAGGCGCTTGAAGATTCGGCTGCCCTGAATAATCGTTGCCTGTTTGATAGCCACCGGCGCTGCACTCCAACCCCAAGTGCCTGTAACCTTTACGCTGGCCTCACCAATGTTTGTGCCAAACACAAAATCGCCAACAGCCCTGATGCGAGTAGCCGGCCAACCAGTCAAACCATCAGCCCTGCCGTTTAGCGGCTCGAGCTGGTAATCGGTAGCAGTCCAAGTCTGGTCAAACACACCATCTAAATCTTCAGACACCTCGAGGCTGGTGAGCGAAATCAGGTCATCAATCTCGCAAACAATGCGATCTTCAGGTGTGAAGTATCGGGTTGCTGAGCCGTTACTGTAAAAGTTGCGGCCAGCGAAACCATCAACCAGGCGCGATGCAGACTCCACAGCCGTTTCCAGCAGTGAATCATCGATGTTGTCTGTGATGCGCAGTGCAGCTTTGATTTCTGCAAGTGAGCAATAACCATTTGTAATAGCCAAAATGACTCCTAAAGTATTGCTTTTATTTTACCGCTTAGAAAGTCTTTGTTTGATGGCGGTAGTCGAGATGCCATCCGTATAGGGAATGTAGATTAGCCCAATGCCGCGCTCATCCAACCAATCCTGATCGAAACCCATCTGGTAGTAGTAGTCGCGCCTGGCCCAGTCGCTGCCGATAATGATATAGTCGGGATTCACCTGATCGATGGCAATGCGCGAATCAGCGCCACCAGCATTAGGCACAACCTGGCTAACCCATTTGCAACCCAGCAAAACCGCTCGGCGCTCAGCGTAAGTCATCACCGGCGCGGCGCTCTTATACTCCACAATGAACTCATCTGTGTTGAGTGCCACAACCACCTCGCCCAGCTCGGCAGCGCGTTGCAGAAACGCCACATGCCCGGCATGGAATAGGTCGAAAGTGCCACCGGTGTAAATCAATCCCATCTGTTTGCTCTCCTAGTTTCTAATGTCCACGCAAATGCCTCTAAACAGCCCTGTGCGGCTCTCTGAGCGTTTAGTTTTGAGTTATTGGCATAACTTACCGAATTGACTGCCTGAAAGCCGCTATTGAGCGTAGAACTGTTATTGTGGCCCATCTTGCAATGTATAGATTTTTTGTCTATACCTGCCAAATCAACCCGGCGCTCAAGATCATCATCATCGAAATACAGAGGGTAAAAGTTTTCATCATAAAGCCCAACTTTTGCCACCATGCCCTCACCAAACACAACACCCGACCATCGAGGCACAATGTCCAAGAAATTCAGCGCCTCAGTATCCACCTGCTCGGGGATGAGCTGCATCTGGCCAGGCTCAAACCAGGCATCATCATTCACCAAAACCCAATACGGCGCATAGGGTGTGGCTTTCACAATCAGATTCCACGCGCCAACCAAACCCAAACCAAACGGCACTTCAATGTGCCAAAGATTCTTTACTAGATCAGGTTTCTTAGGTTGCCAGGCGCGACTGCCCGAATTGTTTACAATCACCAAATGCTCAACCGGGTAATCGATGCTGGCCAGCAACCGCTCAGCCAGGTCAAATCGTTTCAGGGTTGCAAACCCCAACACCGGAATCACTTTAGAATCTTGGCCAACGCTGGCAGCCAATAAGTTTGCCAAACATGCTCAGCACCATAACCCTCAGCGAAATCAATCGCCTTTTGCGACTTACCTCGAGGCGACTCATAAGCGGCATTCAACGCCGCCACAGTCTGCGGAATGTTAGGCACGCTAAACCAAGACTTTTGCGCCTCATCCCACAACGGCTGGCACTCAACCAACCAACCATCGCCAACCAGCTCAGTACTTGCGCAAATGTCCGAAACAATCACCGGCGTGCCACAGGCCTGAGCCTCAATCGTGCCAACACCAAAACCCTCGCCATAACTGATAGCCAGGTAAACATCCATTGCGGTATAGAACGCTGCCAACTCAGCCTGAGAGTAGCCGTAACGATAAGCGACCTGATCGCAGAAAATGACCTGATCTTTAGTTAGTCCACAGGCCGTTAGTAGATGATCGAGTTTCCAGCCACCGAAACTGCCAAACATGTCTGTGTGTAAATAAAGCACCGCATTGGGCTTATCTTTCGCAAACAAAGCAAAAGCAAGAAACGCCTCAGCCACCGCTTTACGATGAATCGCGCCGCTGGCCTTATTAGCAAAATTCATGCCAACCAAAAAAGTATCTGCATCAATGCCCATGTACTCGCGAACATCCAAATCGCCAAGATAGAAAGTCGGTGTAAATACCGGCTCAACAGCATGCGGAATGTAAATACTCTCAACACCGCGCTGAGCAAGCTGCTCTTGACCCCAACGGCTCATCGCAATCGGCGTAACATTCGGGCGCTTGCACCAATCCAAAACCAGCGGCGGAATCGGATTGTGATCAATCGGTGTCCACGATGCAATGTTTAGATCGGCGTACTTATCGCCGCGCATAATCCAAACATCATAAAGAGTGATAAGCGCGTTAGGTTGCTTGCCCTTTTCATTTTCTACTCTGGCCACATGATGCTGATGATTCAGCGGCGTAACATCCTGCGAGTAAGCCTCAGCACCTCGAGCATACTCAGGCACTTCACCATGCTCAGAAACCCAAGTGCCATTCACACCCTCGCGGCCATAGTTGCTCAACACCGCAACATCGAGGCCATCGCGAATCATGCGATTCAACACCTGATTGGATTGCACGCCATAACCGGTTGGCGCGGTTGGCGAATTAGAAAACCAAGAAACTGTACCTTTTAGCATTACTGCCCTCTCGCGTAGATGGCCTAATAATAGCAAAACCCCGCCGGAAAGATAGGGGGAATCCGGCGAGGCTTTACAAAAAAATTATGGCACAGAAAAGCCACAAAATGCAAGATAAAAGAAACGGCCCGGCAAATCCACGCGATGCCGAGCCGTTTCCGTTTGTTACTTCGAGATTAGCTTGCGCCACCCTTGAAGTAGCCAATGTGTGTAGCGTGAGTCAATCCACCATCTAGACGGATTAGGCCACGATACGCGGTCACATCAGTGTTAAACGCAAAGTCTGTAGACTGTGCGACCTGGATGCCACCTGCAACGCGAACCTTGAATGATGGCAAGTGTCCGAATAGTACCGACTTAGTACCAGTACCGACAGCAGCAACATTAGGGTTTTCGTAAACAGTGTAACCAAGCAACGATGCTGGCTGACCAGGTACGGCTGAATCTGACCAAATGTAAGCGCCTGATCCATCCTTGAGCTTGCGAGCAGCAGCGATACCGCTCTTAGCCATCATGAAACCGAGTCCAGGTAGAACGCGTGCGCCATCTGCAATTCCGTAAACCAAGTCAATTAGGTTTTCGTAAGTTGCAGCACCACCGACACCAGTGCCACCAGTTACAACTGAACCAGCAGCTGCAGAGAGCTTGGTAGTTAGAACTGAGTTAGCCTGTAGGCCGAGTGAAGTACCGAGCTGCTGAGCGATGTAGCTTGAGATGTCGAATCCGGCATCGGTTACCAATTCGTTTGCAACATTGACGATCGCTCCGTATTTCTCAGCTCCAAGAGTGATGCTTGAGAAAGTTGGGTTTGACTCTGCAACAGTGCCACCTGCAGCGACTGAACCAGCCGATGAAGTAGCGGTGACTGTCGGCAAAATCAACGATTCGCCGCTGGCCGTATTAAATACCTCAGAGGTAGTTAGCATCGGGCCAATCAACTGAGCAATCTCAAACACCTGGTCATAGAACGCAGTCGGAACTGTGTTTGATGATGGTACTAGCGGTGCGCGGGTCTCACGCTTGAATTCGTGTGAACGCATTTCGCCCATAGCAATCGAACGCAGAATGTCTGCATCGGTAGATGCCTTTGCAACTTCTGGTGCGAATGAACCGGCAGCCTGAGCAGCCTCAGCCGAACGCTGAGCTACCTTTTCAGCAGTAGCAATAGCAGCATCGCGCTGCTCAATGTCTGCCTCTAGGCGGTCAATCTTTTGTAGGTCTTCAGCAGTTAGTCCGCGCTTTTCAGACTCAGCAAGGTCAATGACCTCACGCATCTGAGCAACTAGGTTGTTACGAACCTCTGCCTGACCCTTGATAAATTCAGACATAATGTCCTCTTTCAGAATAGGGAATAAACGGAATTTTCTGCCGCGCTAACGCTGAACAGAGTTGGCCGCGCTAACGCTGAACCTAAGTAAAAGTTTAGCCACCGCAATATAACAGCGGAAAGAAAAACCCTCTCGGCAAAAGGGTAAAAAGCCGAGAGGGTAAAACTCGAATTATTAGCGAGTTTCTTTGGCCTCAGTAACCCGAACTTCTTTAGCCGGTACTGAAGAACCTTTTATGTCTTTCACTAGATCGGCAATCGCGCCAACTTCAGGCGCACCAGCAACCTCATTGATTACCTTTACAGCAATCTCAATTTCTTCTTTTGTGAACATCACATTTCCTTTAGTAGTAGATCGAGTTTCTTCTTCTTCAGCGCGAGTATGTCGCCCTGCACTTCTTGCACTTCTTCGGTCTTAGTAAGTTTTGCCACAACATCGGTAATGAGTGTCGCGTGGCTTTCTTCTAATTCCTCGCCCGACTCCAGGCGCATGAGAGCATCAGCCAACTGATCGGCATCGATGCCGGTAGATGCTGAGCGAACCGAAATCGTGCCAGCGGTAGCGGTATATGCCGGCCACGAAACCACACTGGTCTCGAAAAGTCTGACCGCCTCAAGAGTGCGAACCTCACCATTCGATGACCACGAATCCTTGATGACCGAGAAACCGAAACTCATCGAGTCAATAGTTTTCGAGCGAATCAGCTCGGCAACATCTCGGCCTCGAGTTGTGTTGGCTAGGGTAGCCTCAACGCGCAAACCAATCTCATCTTCAGTTAGGCGCAGCGTGCCACCGCGAACAGATGCCAACGGCTCGCCAGCATCGTGATTCCACAACAGTTTGACCTCATTGCGCGACTGCAACGAACGCTTGAAAGCGCCAGGCGCAATACGCTCGATGAATGGCAACGGCTCAGAGTCCGAATTGAAAACCGCAGCATAACCAGTAAACGACATGCCATCAGCGGTTTCGCGAATCTCAAAATCGGTAGCGTGAATGCGCTGCTCTTGCTTACTAGTAGAACGGCCCTCAGACTCGCCACCCTCAAGCTGGGCTTTGATGCGAAACGCAACATCGACCCACTTTGAACGAACATCTGCAGTCATAGTTTCTCTTTCTTCATCTGCCCTAATTCTAGCAACCACGCTCTCGGCGTAAGCCAAAGTGCGCTCAGCTGCACGCTTAGATGGGCCTGAACCCCAAAGCAAATGTGCAACCACACCAGCACTCGGATAGTTATCTGAACTCGGGTCTGCATCCGGTGAATCCAAGTCGGCCAAGTGTCGAGCGATCCAGGCAGCGATGCGAATCCACTTATCATCAGAAACAGTGCCATTGGCCATCTGCCTAGCCTCATCAACTGTGCGATCTACCAAACCATCGCCAGCCAAACCATCGGCGTAATACTCGAGGCCACGCCTAGCCGCCGCACGCATGTACGCTGGCGCATCCTGATTTACTGCACGCTCATCAAGCTCATCTTCATCGCCAAAAACTTCTGGCTCGGCAATGCGAGTCAAATCGGCAACAGGCACAGTTGTAATCAAAACTGACTCAACAAAGAAACCGCCCATATCTTCATAAATCTTTACCTGAGCAGTTTCGCCATCAACCGAATAAATCTCACCGGTCAAAGTTTCGCCATCAACAACCCAAGTCACATAATCGCCAACTAGCAAACTGCCAACAGCGGCGCGCTCACCCTCAAACGGCTCATCAGTCGCGATAGAAACGGCAACAGCCTGATCGATTGCAGATTGCTTGCTTGGATGGCAACCAAGTATCTCGCCAGCCTCATCAATTACGGCCCAGCCAGCTTTACAACCCTCGCGGTCTTTGGCAATGAAATACGGCATTAGACGGGGATCCTTAGATAACTAACAACATGGCCGGCGGTGTCCGAAACCATCCACAACGATTGGCCTGGAAACAGCAAGAAATCTTGCACGCTTGATTTGTCGATGCCGAAACCATTAGCGATAGTCACATTGCCATTGCCAACATAAAGAGTTTTAGTTGATTCTTCATTGTGAATGTAAATCCTTATAGGCGAAACACCCAAACCATCAACCTGCACCGGTGTTGTGCCAACAGTGATGCGCCCTGATTCAACCGGCAGAGTCATTAGTAAACCGCCGTTGGATCTTCAGGGTCAATCATCGCTACCGGCTGCAACTGAGTCGATGGAACGCCGGTGTGAGCAATCTCAGGCAAGTTGAGAGCAGACAGAGTTTCTTCAGGGCTGAAACCAACCTGGATAAGCATCTGCGCCATCTTTACGCGCTTTTCTTGCTCGATAACAGCGGTCTGTGCCAAGTCAATGTTGGCTAGTGGCACTCTAAACTGATCGCCATCAGCCACAGGTGATAGATCTTCGAGGCGGCGCACATCGTTTACAGACATGAAACCAGCCTGAGTACCGATACTGTATGAAGTCATGCGCGACTGCAAATCGCCACGCAACAACGCATTGAAGTTGAACTTGATGAACGCCGATGGCGATGGTAGCAACTTGCTATAACTCCACTCGATTTTCTCGAGTATTGGCCTAAGCGTGTGACTTATGAACTGCAATCCATTCTGCTCGACAGACGCGAAACTGTTAGAGCCTGGCACATCCATCATGTGCAACGGAATGTTGAACGCGCGAGCAATTTCCTCAACCGCAAACCTGCGCGAATCCAAGAACTGTGCCTGGTCATTTGGCACGCTAGTCGGGTTGTATTTTGCGCCACCCGACAACACACCAGTTTTGTGAGCTTTACGCCAACCACGATGGCGCGAATCGAACCCATCAACCAAATTCTTGGCTTGCTCAGCGGTTAGAGCGCCCGGAAACTCGATAACGCCCTG